TTATGCTTTGATCTCTGTGCCGTCCTTGAAGGTCACCCGGATGTCTTTCTTGCTGTGGACTGTGATGAAATCGACCATCGCCAGCCAGTCAGTATCCCGGAACTCCATGAGCGGCTCCCGGTCTCGCAGCTTCTGCAGGTAGGTTTCGATCTGGTGCTTTCGTGCCATGCGCTCGGCAATCAGGTCGGTGACCTCGGTGTGTCTGGTCTTGGCCTTATCGAACCGAGACACCAGACCGTTGTACCGTTTCTGGTATTCAGCCTGATCGAGGGCAACGTGAGCGTTTTCTTTGATGCACTCCTCGATGAGCTCAGCAGCGATGTTGATTTCAGCTTCCAGATCCGAAAGCTCACTTTCAAGGGCTGTGTTATCGAGACTCCTTGAAAGGACCTGCTCGTATATGGCTATAAACTGTTCCTTCTGGTCGATCACCTGATTGGCGGCACGGAGGAACAGTTCTTTTATTTCATCCTCGGTGAGTGTCGGGGTGGCGCATTTCTGACCGTCGAACTTGTGATTGCACTGCCAGATGACCTTCCGGTAGGCGTCGTTGCTGTGCCAGACCTTCGGCCCGTACCAGCTGTCGCAGTCTCCGCACTTGACCTTGCTGGAGAAAATACTTACCGAGCTCTTGCGGTTCCGGCCCTTTTTGCGGGTGGCCATCAGGGTCTGCACCATCTCGAAGGTCTCCGGATCGATAATGGCCTCGTGGTTGTCCTTGACGTAGTACTGCGGGATTTCGCCCTTGTTGGCCTTTTTCTTCTTGGTCAAGAAATCGACCGTGAAGGTCTTCTGCAACAGCGCATCGCCCTTGTACTTTTCGTTCGTGAGGATGCTCTTGATGTTGCTGGGGTTCCAGTGGTCCTTCCCACCGGGTGAAGGAATGCCTTCTTCGGTCAGCGTCCGGGCAATCTGGAACGGCGACTGACCTTGCAGGAACATTCCATAGATGCGTTTGACCAGCTTGGCCTGTTCCGGGTTCACCACGAGGTTGTGGTCTGGCCCCATGTCGTAGCCCAGAAACCGATTGAACGGGACTGTGACCTTGCCGTCTGCAAAACGTTTCCGCTGGCCCCATGTGCAGTTCTCGGAAATGGATCTGGACTCTTCCTGTGCCAGTGAGGACATGATCGTGAGCAGCAGCTCGCCCTTGCCATCGAAGGTCCAGATGTTTTCTTTCTCAAAATAGCACTCCACGTTGTGTTCCTTCAGGGAGCGGATGGTGGTAAGGCTGTCAACTGTGTTTCTGGCAAAACGGCTGACCGACTTTGTGATGATCAGGTCGATCTTCCCGGCGAGGGCATCGGCCACCATGCTTTTGAAGCCCTCACGCTTTTTGGTGTTCGTCCCGGTGATACCCTCGTCGGTATAGACACCGGCGAACTCCCAATCGTCCCGTCCTTGGATGTAGTTGGTATAGTAATCGACCTGCGCTTCGTAGCTGGTCAGCTGCTCCTCGTTGTCGGTGCTGACACGAGCGTAGGCCGCCACACGTCGCTTCTTGGTGCTGTTGATCGGTGCCGCCGTGAAGCGTGACAGCGTCGCCGGTATCGTGGTTACGGATTTGGCCATTTCTTTTCGCTCCTTATTTTCTTGATTCTCTCACTCATTGCCTCCCTGCGCTCGTCTGTCCAAGCGGCCTTCATGGATTCTCTGGCTTTTTCTCGCCGTTCCTCGGTCCAAGGAGTGCCGTGCCGCTTATCCAAGAAGTCTCTGGATTCAGTATGGTCGTCCCGGAAATGGAATGTAACCGTGTGGTCGAGGATTGTAGCGTTTTCAATCTGGGCGTCCATCGCAGCCTCGTCGAACTCGTCAAGGCCGAGAACGTCGGTCACCAGCCGCTTCATGGTCTCGTCCCGGATGCCGGGGTTGTTGCATTGATCCTTCGGGCCGGTGCAGTACCAAGACCGTGTCGGAGTGCCGTCCTTGCGCTTTCCGGACTGGCAGCGATAATTGGCACCACAGCAGCCGCACTTGATGAAGCCGGTGAACTCGTAGAAAAGGTGCTTGTTGGGATTGGTGTCTTTGCGCTTGTGCCGTTCTCCCCAGAGCTTTCTGCGCTCGTCCGTCCACCAGTCGGTCTTGGCGGTAGACTGCCATTTGGTGGTGACCTCGTGGCCGTCGTAAAAGCGGAAGGTCAAGGTGTCGTCTCCGATGACGATGACCTCCTCAATCTGCTGGCTGAAAACGTCCTCGTCAAACTCGTCAAGGCCCAGCACCTCGGCAGTGGCGTTATGGAGCATCTTCTCCGGTATGTTTTTTGAGGGGCAAGCCGACGCTCCTTTCTGGCTTTTCGTCTGACAGGTCCAAACGTAGTAAACCTCACCGGCAGTGTTCCGCTTCCCGCTGTGGCGGTAGTGCTTTCCGCAGCAGCCGCAGGTAATCTTGGTGGAGAAAGCGGATAGCTTCAGAGATTTATTTCCGAAGGGGCCAAGGTCCCGTCTGCGCTTGAACTCAGCCTGTACCGCTTGCCATTCATCCATCGGGATTATCGCCTCGTGGGTGTCCTCGACGAAATACTGCGGCATCTCACCGTAATTCTTCCTGCGGTGCTTGGTGATCGGGTCTTCGCAGTATTCTTTCTGGAAAAGCATGTTCCCGGTGTAAGTGATGTTTGTCAGGATGACCTTCACATTGGAATCCACCCACGGCTTTCCCTGCCGGGTATAGATGCCTCGTTCCATCAGGGCTCTGCCGATCTCAATTCGGGATGCGCCTTTCATGTACTCTGCGTACATCCATCGAATGATCTCGGCTTCATCTGGAACGATGACCAGTTTGTCATCCTGCCACTCATATCCGAAGATGGTGAACTTGCCGTTTGGGATGCCCTGCTTGAACCGCTTGATCGTGGCCCAGCGCACGTTCTCGGAAATGCTGCGGCTTTCTTCCTGTGCGAAAGAAGCGAGGATGGAAAGCATCAACTCTCCGTCGCCGCTTAAGGAATTGATGTTTTCCTTCTCGAAGCGCACCTCAATGCCGAGCTCTTTCAGGTGTCGGACCGTGTTCAGAAGATCCACGGTGTTCCTCGCAAACCGCTGGATTGACTTGGTGAGGATGATGTCGATGTTTCCGGCTTCACACTCAGCCAGCATGCGGTTGAACTCATCACGCTTTTTGGTGCCGGTGCCGGAGATCCCGTAATCCGCAAAAACGCCAGCATATTCCCATTCGGGGTTCTTCTGAATCAGTGCGCTGTAATAGCTCACCTGTGCAGAAAGCGAGTGCTGCATCCGCTCGGATTCCATCGACACTCTGGCGTAGGCAGCGACTCGCTTTCTTGTTTTCAGAACCGGCAGTTTTCGCTCGATTTTCTCTACTGTTTTCAATGAAATCCCTCCTTCCGGTAGTGTCTATATATCACTCTAAAAGGCCGGAATATCAAGCGTTTTCGGATAATAATGTACCCAAATATGGCCGGTATTTTTCGAGCAGAATTGTATCAATTTCAGCGTATTCCTCCTCGGTGATCAGGCCCTTTTCGAGCATGGATTTCGCCATTGAAATCGCTGCATGGTAGAGCATATCGTTGCGGAGCTCCTCCTTGCTCATCAGGCATCACCGCCTTTGAACCGGGCCGCAATATAACAGCCGTGGGAGCAGTACTTGCGCTTGGCGTTTCCGTAGGCCGTGAACTCCTTCCCGCACTCTGGGCAGATAAAGGTATAAACGGCCTTCTGCTTTACGGCCTCCGGGTGAGCGTTCCACCATGCCGTCCGGCATTCCGGGCAGCAGAACTTCTTCTGTTTCCGTCCGGGGTGCTGGATCAGCGTCTTGCCGCAGTTCAGACAAAGCTGCGTGGGGACCTCAGCAAGGCTGTGACTCTCTGCCTTTTCACCGGCGAGACCGTGGGAGCGGCAGTAGGCTTTGACGCTGTCCTTTGAAAGACCGACACTGTTAGCGACAGCAGTATATCCGAAGCCCTGATGCCGCAGGGCTGTTATCTTTTCTCTTTGCTCGTTAGTCATGAGATTGTCCTCCAGTCTGAGAGGGGCTCCTCTCACTACCCACTGGAGGAAAATGGCCAAAGTGGTCCGCATAAAGGCAAAAAAATAATGGCCCACCGCAGAAAAACCACGGTGGGCCAGAAGGTCAGGTTATTTCAGGATTTCGTTGACACGAGCCTGAACCGCATAGTAGTCATAACCGGCAGCGGTCAGACGGTTCTTTCGGTCGCTTCCGTTACCCCAGAGGCCACGGATGACCTCACGGGCAAGTTCGTCCACGGTCTTGGTAGGCTTGGTGTTCACCAGCTGAAGATCGGAAGCGTTGACCGGGCTGCAGATGGCATTCTTTCCGTCCTCACTCTTGTCGATCACGACACGGCTGCCGTTCACCTGAAGGACGTACCAGTTCTTTGCCTTCACCCAAGCCGGGATGGTCTGGCCGCCGTAATACTTCGTGCCGGTAATCTTTACGAGATCACCCTTCTTGAAGGAAGCGGAAGGCTGCGGGTCCGGCTGCGTAGGAACAGTCGGAGTCTGATCCGAACCGGTGAATCCATTGAGCTTGGCGTTCTTGATGATGGTCGGATAGTCCTTGTAGGCGATATCGGTATCGACATTGCCGTTGATGCCGCTTACCTTACCAGTGGACGAACTCTGCCACATACCGAAGGCTCCGGTATAGGTCGGAGCGGAAGCCCACTGTGCCAGCCAGTGATCAAAACGCTTCAGCTTGGAATCGTCGAGGTAGTTCTTCAGCCAGTTGAGATTGCTGTACAGGGAGCAGTAGAAACCGGCCTTTTCGATGGCGTTACCGAAAGCGATGACCATATCCGTCAGGACAGTTTTTCTGAGGCCCTGCTGGGTCTTGTCCTCCAAGTCAAAGGCTACCGGATAGGTGAAGACGCCTTTATATTTCTGGAGAACACTCACGACATAGGCAGCTTCCTTTTTTGCAGCGGCCACGGAGGTAGCGTAGGAATAGAAATAGCAGCCGATGTCGATTCCGGCCTTGAGAGCGTTTGCCACGTTCTTCTCGAAGTAACCGTCGAGGCCGCAGGAATTGCCATCAGCGGAGCCGTAGCCGAGGCGGATCATAGCAAACTTCACGCCGTCCGCTTTGACCTTGTTCCAGTCGATTTCGCCCTGCCACTTGGAAACATCGATACCCTTGACGGTCGTGTCGACAGGAGGCGTGGTCTGCTGGGTATAGGTGATATACGGCAGCTTGCCGTGCTTCGTCCAGTTACGGCGGTTGTATCCGGAGACGTTCCTGTTGCAAGCGGTGATCTGTACCTTATTGTCCCAGCGAGGGGTGCATTCGACCGCCAGACCGTCACCCACATAGACACCGATATGACCTTCCATCCAGACGGCCTCACCGATCTCGATCTTGGAAAAATCAGTGGATACGCTCTTGCAGACAGTGATCATGCTGTCTGCGCCAATGTCCGGGACTCCGTTGGAAGCGTAGGTAGCACCACCGTAGACGGCATTCTTGTCACCGGACCAACCCCAGAGGACGCCTTTGATGAGGCAGACACAGTCAAAGCCGAAGGTGTCGGCAGAGGCAGCGTTGATCATTGCGGTTCTGGCGGCCTGCCTGTTGTAGCTGTGGTTCTGGGTGTAACGCTTCTTGTTGCTGGCCGTCATAGGAGCACCGAAGCAGCCCATCACATAGAGAGTTTTGTAGTTCTTTGCGATATTCTTGAGCTTATTCGCAAGTTCAATGTTCGTCATCATTGTGCTCATCCTCCTTTTCAGCACGGTCATGAAGCTGTTCCAGAACGGCTTTCAGCTTCTTTGGAATAGGCAGCCCAAGGTAGGCTGCGTTCTCAATGAGGGATACACCCTCGTTGGAGAGGTAGAAGAAAATGACAGCGGTACGCAGCACGGAGCCTGTGCCGATCACCTGCGTATCAAGAATGTGGCCGACGCCGACGAGGGCAAAAATGAGCACCTTTTTAAAGATGCCTTTGAAGCCGACCGCCGATGACAGCTTCTTATCGACAATGGCGCACATGATACCGGTGATGTAGTCGATGACTACAAAGGCCAAGAGTGCGTACAAAAGGCCGTCACATCCTCCCAAGAACCATCCGAGCCAACCGCCAATAGCGGCAAAGATGACCTGAATGGTCGTCCAGAATTCTTTCATTGTGTTATCCTCCTTTGCGTATTTAATTGAGCCATGACGGTTTTTCAGGGGCCGTCAGGGTGTCCGTAACTTTAAGCCAGTCGGAATACCAGACTTGCAGCTCCGTTTTCTGCTTTTCGGAGAGCAGGTCATACCAGAGCTGGCCACGGTTGATATAAGAAAAGCACTCTGTTTCACGCCGCATTCGCAGGTCGTCACAAAGTGCTTTTCGCTTGATTTCCTCATTCTGTTGTTCGTCATATGCGAGGGTCCCGTCCCGGACCAGATAAGACTGGAAGTGAGCCTCAAAGTGCTCGATGTCCGGTGGCTCCGGAACCTCTATGCCGCCGACGATTTCACCGATCATGGCATAGGAAGAAACATATCCGTTTTCAAGTTGTATTTGCATGGCGCACCTCCTTAATTGATACCGTAGACATTCGTAATGACGCCGTTTCCGGAAGACCTCGTCAGCGTGACCGTTGAACCGGAATACTTGATGGAGAAGGAACAGTAGTTCTGTTCGTCAGCAAACTGGAACTTTGTGTCGCTGGTAGTAATCAGGCCCTTCGGGATCGTCACGGAGATCTTCGAGGAGCCGGACGAAGGCTGACCGAGGATGACATAGAAGTTGTAGTTGCCGTAATTGAAGGTGCAGCTGCTCGTTCCCGTCAGACTTCCGCTGTAGAGCGAAGTGGCTGCAACACCGAGGTTCGTTCTTGCCGCAGCCGCCGTTGTACCTCCAGTGCCACCATTGGCGAGTGCGACAGTACCAGTAACATTGGCAGCCTTCCCGTTAAAGTTGCCGCTGGAATTAATGTATCGTCCGACTGTGGTATTCGTTCCTGCGTTGAAGTTCGCATCTGTCCCATAGACAAAATAGATGCTTTCTCCTAATACGCCGATATCCCATGCTCCGTTTGGAGTCTTTATTGACACAGCCGAGAAAAACTGCGATGCACTACTGTTGCTTGTAGTGCGGATCATGGCATTGCTACGACCGTTGATATAAGAGCTTCCAACACCAGCTTTTTGTATCTGGCCTGTCATCGTCCCACCGGCCAGCGGAAGCACAGCAAGATTGGTCCTTGCCGCAGCTGCCGTCGTCGCTCCCGTACCTCCTTTGGAGATTGGAACCGCAGCAGAGAGCTTTGCAGGGGCCAACGAACCGGATAACGTCTCAGCCGTGAGTGTTCCGGACACTTTGGCATCGCCCACCACATCAAGTGCGGCCTCTGGAGTAGGTGTATTTATGCCGACTTTCTGCTTACGGAGAGCTACCAACGGAGTTCCCTGCGGAATGACGTAATACAGATCCAAAGACGAGAGGCTGTTGAGCTGGTCCCGGATCTGGATATGCACATCCCATGACTGATCTGCTGCGAGGCTTCGTAGCTCCAGATTGGAATACGAGAACGATGTCCCGCTCTGAGTGACCGCCGAAAGGATGCTCACATACGAGCTGTAAGATGTTGCGCTGGTCGCTTTGTATCGGTATCGCACATACAGCAGCGAGTTCTTTTGGACGCTGTCAACGGTGATGGCCGAAATGGAGCCGTTGAAAACCAGCTGCATTTCAGCTTCGATGTCGTTTGTTCGCCGGAGCGTCAGAGAGTTTACCTTGGGCTTGGCGTAGGCCAGCACGGTGATATTCTGCGTGACGCTTGCCGTATAGCCTCGGCTGTCGGTGATCGTCAGGACCAC